TTTAATTAATGTTTAATTAGTGTTAAATAACTTTAAATCAGTGTTTAATCGGTGTTAAATAACTTTAAATCAGTGTTAAATCAGTGTTTGATTAATGTTTAATTGGTGTTAAATAGTATTTAATTATTATTTAATTAGTTTTTTACTATTGATAATAAGTTTGTTTTATAGTGATCTGAACTTTTTACGTTTAAATAACTTTTAAATAACTTTTAGTTAACTGTAAATACCGGTTTAAATACCGGTTAACTTAACTTTAAACAATATATCCATAATAATGTTTAACATCAGCATCAATAGTAAATACTCTTTGACCTACTATATTTGAATCTTTATGTCTTGGAACTTTAAATCCACATCTCTCAAGAATACTTCTAAAACGCTTATCTTGGTTAATAGTTTTAATAAAATATTCATCATGTACTTCACGCTTCCCATTAGCTAATAATGTATTCAAGAACCCCAAATCATCATTATTGCCACTTAGAACCGCCTTTGAAACTAACGACTTAATGTCAGTGTCATTGATAATACCTTTACCAAATTTTGATGCAATGGCATAATACTTACATTTCTTTACAAATGATTTATCATGTAACCCGCACTCTAAAATCTTACTTCGAATAGGTGGTGGACAATCATAATCAATTGAATTATCAATTTCTGCTAATAATCTTAATGTTTTATTTGAATCACCATCCATTAATAACGAGGTTTTTTCAATATCGTTTAAATCTAAAAATTGATTAATATTGTTTAATAACAATGCTTCATTACTTTCTTTTATCTGTTTCTGATATTTCTTTAAAACCCCACTCGACATAGTATCAGTAATAATTCTAGGTTCTTTCATGAAGTGATATTTCATCATCCACATCATAGCCGCTTTATGGTCAAATTCTAAGATGTTTTTAAATGTGTCTATTTTAATAGCTTTCTTACCAATATGTGATAATTTCGCTTCACCGTAGTCATCAACATCGAACAAATAATTCTGGTCTATATTTTTACCAATATTCCCCATATACGAATCACGAATATCATTATACGATGTTTTTAAATAATTAGTTCTTTCTTTAACACATAAATGAATTTCTGAAGCTTTTCTTGTTCGCTTAATCATCTGTATGCTTGAAATAACATCAGTACTGATTGAACTATCATAATGAAAGTGATAACCAACATTATTTAAGTTTGAAACTCCAACAGTTAATGTTGGTGAATAAATTAAAACGTCCCATTTATCATGTTCTTCTTTATCGAATAAACTATAAATGAGTTTTTTAGTTGTATCAGGGGTTTCCGCTGTTAGAGTTACAACTTTCTTGCCCCGTTTAGTCAACAACATCTGCAAAGAATTGATAAAACTCAATGATGTTGCACTAATTGTGATCTTGTGTTTATCTGCATGAACAATAATTGAATCAACAAATTTATTGAAATTTTCATAAGAATATAATAGTGTTGGGTCTCGATATATATTATCGACCAAATGAACATTGGTTTCTTTATTAGAAAGTAAGAAATTTTCATATCCTGTTAAAAACGCATCGGCAATTACCAACTTTTTATTAAAACAAGCAAAAAATTTAGATATATTGATTGAGGAATTGCTAAGGCTTGACCTTGAATGCCCCATTAAAGAAATAAATTCATCCATTACTATAATATCAAATTGTTTTATGTTGAATTTCCAAAGAGAATCGTATTGGCACACTAATGAGTCACCAATCTCATACTTATCTTCGTTGTATAATTTAATCTTGTATTTTCTGCTGAAATCTTGAGCGACTGAAATACGATTAGTGATAATTAACACTTTCATATCTTGGCCATGGCATTCTTCTATAATATGGCTAATGATTGTGCTTTTTCCAGTCCCCATTGGTGAACGTATTGAAAAAATACCACCTTTGTTGTGTAAAAATGTTTCTATTTGTGATTGAATTTCATCAGTTACTTCTAAGTATTTTTGATTAACAGTTGTTACTGTAGTATCCGTGTTAAATTCTAAAAATTCTGAGTCATAATTAATTTCTTTTTTCATCAACTCTTTTGCAACGTCTAATTTTCGAACGGAATCAAAAATATTTAATGTTTTGGTGCTATTTGCATGATGCATTGTATATGGTGAGGAACTAAACCAAAAATATCCACCAAGTGAATTATCTTCAGATGGGTGCTTAAAAGAAATACTTTCATTTGGATTATTTCTAATAGCTGAAAAATTCATTGATTGAAAAACCTTTAAACACAATTTCTCTAATGAATCAGCTTCAATATCATTCAAGGTAGAATAATCAATCTCAATACCTTCACCGATATATTCTTTCTTTATTTTATTGATGTGTTCAATCGCGTCACGTCTTTCAAATTCATATCGTTTTCCATCTTCATTATTGATGAAAATTTCGTTTTTATTGATTGGAGCATTAAATGTAACACGTCTGGCAACTGCTTCGTCAATAGTACAAATATCTTTTAAATCATGGTGAATGTTTGATAACGCTAATTTTGCGTCAGATATTCTAATCTCATTAGTAAACAAAATACCTTTTAAACGGAAATTATCAATACCATTATACGATTTTGATTGACCCAAAATCACTTTATAATCTTTAAAATATTCAAGGATTGCATTTTTTGAATCATCAGTTTTAACATCATCAATATCCATAATTAGATAAGTTATATATTCACTATACATGGATTCAAGATTTACTATTCTTCTAAATGAACGGAACGGTTTGTCTTGCTTTGCTAATGGTATATTTAAAATATATTTAGAAACCATTATTCTAAACATATCCAAATTATTACTCACATCGTATGTTTCAAAAACGAACGTTTTATCATCGTATGGAGAAATTGGAACTTTTGATGATGACGTATTTGCTTTGGTGTGAAATAACGTTACTTTTTCTTGTTGCATTAGTTATGATTCTCCTTCTATTTTACATACTCATACATTATAACTTATATTTATTAAATAAGTTAAGGTAAATACTAAAAAAGGAGCTAAAAAGCTCCTTATAATTGTTCATCAATTTGTATGTATGTAATTAATCTTCTTTATCAGAAACCCAACCATCATCAATTTCATTGAAAAACTTCTTCTTTGTCTCTGTGTCTAATTCAGATGGACTTTCAACACCATACTTCTTAAGCATCTTAAGAAAGTATTTTTTGTATTCTTCACCATCATTTTCTTTATCTGAATCTTTACCTTCAACTATTCCCATATAATTACCAGGAGTACTTGAATCTCTAATAACACTATTTAAAAGTGTCATTGCAACAGTTTTCCCACCCATTTCCTTAACGATTTTCATAAATCTTTTCTGAAGTTCAGGAGTAACGTGTTTTTCAGCATCTTTTTTACCAGTTCTACCAACTTCACCAACTGGGGATTCTTTTAAATAATCTTTAAAATTTAATTTGTCCATTTTTATGTCCATGTTTAATTCCTTTTAAATTTGTTCTTAATCTGCTCTAAAAATCAAGTAACCATCTTGTTCATATTCATTACCATCATAACCACTTAAAACAGGTCCAAGACCATCAGTATCAATTATAAACCGAGCAACTGCATCTGTATCAACAAGGTTGTTACGTTTTGCAACTGAGCTAAGTTTTTCTTCACCGAAAGAGTCTTTAAACCATTCAATAGCACTGTTATAATCTGAATTTCTATATTCAAAAAACTTTTCTAGATTTTTATCAATTTCAGACTCAATCTTTTGTTTATCAGAATCTTCATCCATTTCATCCATAATACCAGCTTCAACCATTTCTTCATGAAGACTATTTAGGTATAAATCTGAATCGCTTGAATTCTCGGTTCTGATATCTGAAGCATAATTATCATTATCTTCATAACGTGCTTCTTCAAACCAATCTGATTCTAATGCATTGTCAATAGCCCATGATGTTGTCATATTAGACAATCCAAAAACACCAATATCGTCAAATAAGTCATTAAGCGATTCAACAGCCGCATCAATAGCTTCATCTTCACCGTTGTAAACCTTATAACTACCGTCATCAGCCTGATATTCACCAAACCTTGTGTCAATTTCATTATCAACAGCTTCTTCTAAATCGTCATAAACTTCTTTATCAAACGTTTCGCCAAATAAAAATAAATATAGTGCCATTTCTTCTGTATTTGCTTTCATTATTTACCCTTCTTATGTAATTTTTTCATAACTTTAGAGTCTATAGTTTTCATTTTGAAGTTTTTAGCCTTCATTTTTCTAACTTTTATACTCTGTTTCATTTTATTTTTGGTTCTTCTAGAACTTTTCTTTCTAGCTTCACCTAAGAATTCTACAAAATTCATATCTTACTTCCTTTATTATATATTAATCTACTATAAATAGCGAGTTATTTTTTAATTTAATATTAAAATCTTTTAATACCTTACGAATATCTTCTTCATCATACTTCTTAGCTAAGTCAATTTGTGTGCCAAATGCAGTCTTAGTGACTAACTTTATTTTATACCCTTCGGCTCTAATAATTTCTTCTGCTTTTTTATTTTCTGCAATAATTGCATATGTGGTTTCAACGGATTGCACACCTGCATGTTCCTCAAAAATAGAAGAACTATTAGTTAGTAAATCTGAAAATTTCATTTTATTTCTCCTACAAATGTAAGCGTACTTAGAACGGTTTCGATATCACTATTTAATCCGCTTATTTTTAACTGTTTTTTCATTTTAGATAAATTAATCATAATAATATAGTAAATTTCTGTACTAATTCATCACCTGTAGCATTTAATGGAGACAAAGTGATTGCGTAACGATTGTAGATGAAATAGTTTTCATTACCTGTGTCTGGATCCATAGCTGCACGGACTTCCTCAATATATGGTGTGAAAATAGCTGATGATTTTGAAGGTTCTTCATCATCATGCAATACCACGTAGGCTGTAGTACTTGCAGGTACTGGATTCATATAAAATTTAGTTGCTCCAATTTTAGCAACAAATAAGCCATTGTCGCCATCAACAACACAACCATCAGCCCACGTACCTAATCCCATTACTGATGCAGCAATTTTATAAGGTAAAACCACACTTGCTTTATATGTACGATTATTTATAGTGTTCATTTTTAAAATTAACTCGGAAGCATATTGGACAACTTCAGAAATATTAGTTCTCGCATTTAAAGAATCAGTTAATTGTAAGTTTGCATTCGCAACAGCATTAGTTTCAAGAAACGCAATTGTTTTTGTATTTTCATCTTCATTAGCCAAACCACGTAAAAGTTCACCAACAATTTTTCCACCTCTTTTACCATATTGGGTAATCAAATCAGAAACAACTTCTTGGGTTAAACCAGACTTTATTGAATTAGATGGATACATTTCAACTTCAGCACGAACTAATTCCATATCATTTGAACCAACTTTTCGTCTAATATTAAACAAGGCCGCAGTTGGTCCTTCAGCAGGAATAACAGGGAATATTTGTCTACCTAGAGATGGTAAAAGATTTTGTTGGAACATATTATTAACAGATAAGTTTTCATCCGTAGTTGCAACATTAGGTGCATTTGCACCAGTAGTATTTTCATTAATTAGTATTTTATCTGACATTATTTTTATCCTTACATGTTGTAAATATTTATATATTTATTTATAAAAATTTAATTATTCATCCGAATCACAATGAAGTTTAAATTCGCAATAATTACATAAACCACACACATTCTTTTTGAATTCTTCATCAGTTTCAGTATTATTAATCGATGTTAATAGTTCATTAGTATAATTTTCAAGATATTTGCGTTCTAAAGTTAAAGAATTTTCACAATCTTTGTGTTCAATATAAACATATGAAATTTGAATCGTGTCAATTTTTGGATATGTTTGAAAGAAATATATGGCATAAAACATTAATTGATTGTAATCTTGCCAGTTTTCATCTTTTAATTTTCCAGTTTTCCAATCAATTAGATGCAAGATGTTTTTTAATGTGCAGATAAAATCAACTGAACCACGTAGCATAGCACCTTTATCATTATATTTGCAAGGTTTTAAATCTGGTGTTATACCAAAATTAAACTCTCGAATGCTGTCTTGCGACAAATATTTTTCGCCCAATTTTGTTTTAATAAATTCATCAGCGATTCTTTGATATTTGGGTGCTAATTTATGTGTACTTTGAATTGGATAATGCTCAAGAATTGAATGAACCGCTCCACCTTTTAGTAAAGCTGTCATATCTGTTTTCGATTTAGGTGCTTTATCTAAATAATTATATTTAAATTTTCTGGCACATGTTTTATGAGTATTTAGCTTACTAAAAGAATAAGGAGCGTATTTCATTATTAATCCTTCTATTAATCCTTCGATGTTAACATAGTAATTTGATTGTCAATTTCATCATTAGTTTCTAACCATTCTTGAATAACTTCAAGTTCATGTTTTTCAGTATCTGATTTTTTCTTCTCAGCTTTGATACGATTAACTACTGTTGATACAATACCAACTGGAACACCTTCTTCTTTAAACTCTTCTTTTAATGCTTTGATGTCTTGGTCAATAACTTTTTTAGATTGTTGTAGGTTTAACAATCTCTTTGCAAAACTTTCAATGTGTTCACGTGCTTCTTGTGATGATCTTACTTCCATTTTATTATTCCTTTACTAGTTTTAGTGCTTTTTCTGAAATACATAATATTTCAGTATATTCATTTGTTGATTCGAAGTATGATAAATCGCAATAATTCTCATCCTTTCTCAATGGTGTACCATTATATATTCCGTTTCCAGTTGAACAAAGTATACGATTAACGATTCGGATTACTGTCATTTTTGGACCGCCTGTGGCTAGTTTTACAACATCACCAACCATAATTTCTTTCTTCATCTTTACTTATCCTATAATGTTTCTTGTAAATATTTAACGTATTCTTTATATTCTAATGCTGAATCACAATTAATATAAACAAATTCTGATGTTAATTTCTCAGCACCTTTATCCATAAATGTAACTGAGTGACTTAAATTAAAAATTACACGATTATGAACAAATTTAATTGAACTAATTTCATTTGAATTGATATACCCTTCATCCGTTAGTTTATCAATAAAATTATTTTCAAAATATTCATTACTTTCAATATCTTGTAATGCGTCTTCTAATTCTGGTATTGATTTAAAATCCCAATAAACATAATCACTAATGATTTTTGTTCTATTGGTTGTTACCATTTCAATACTATAATTCATGTTAAACACAATTCTGTATTGATTTTTATTATTGTTTCTGACAATATTAATATTACTTACATTCATAAGATTAACTAATTTATCATGTGTTTTGATAATTGATTGCAACACTATACACTCCTTCTTAAAGTTTGTTTTTTAAACGTATGATTGCGGAAATACCGCTAAACAAGTTATCATCAATTAGTTTAGATATATTTAAATCAGGATGATTTAACTTTAAACTATTAATGTCTTTTTCGTTGTATTTATCAGGTTGGATAAACACTTTATGACCTTGTTTAGCGTATTCAATCATGTTTAAAATTCCTGTTTTGTCATTATCAAGTACAAAAACAGGTTCTCTCAATTCTGCAATACGTTCATTAGGAATTTTAGCACCTAAAAAAGCTGCAATGTTTGTTTTTCCTGATGAAATTCCATCAAAAATCGCTTCAAATAAATAAACAGGTTTTGATTTATCAATATTAAACCAAAAAGCTACTTTAAACCCAATATTTGAATCGTGCATATAAGTATAAAACGTTTTCTCATGGATATTACGTGAATAAAACCCATACATTTCATTTTTAAAATACAGTGGAATGATAATTGCATTGGTTATCTTATAAAGAATGTCACCGATTTTTAAATCTTGATGACCGAAATACCATTTACCAAAATCACCATTATATTTTATACCACGGTTGTTTAAATATTGTAAAGCTTCTGTGCTATTTTCGATAGGTGTGAAAAAAGATGATAAATCTTGTGTAACAATATCAGGTTCATTCAAATCCGGTAAATTAGGTAAATTACTTGATTTAGCTATTTCTGAATTATCTGTATCGCACCAATCATCAAATCCCAAGGAATTAGATAGTGTTAAACTATCCGATGAATCCAATGGAGCATTATTTTTAGTGTTAGAACCTGTGTTAGATTCGCTGTTAGAATCACTGTTAGAATCACTGTTAAATTGAGAGAAAACGTCATCTGATGATTCATCCCCCAACTTAAGCATAGTTTCCGTGAACTTTTCTTTTTTATATCTATCAAGTAAATGTGGAAAGAATTGTTTTAGAAACGCTCCCATTGGTTTATTCTGACATGCACAATCACCGTTGAAGCAATTTACGAAATCTGTATCAGACGAACCTTTATTATATAAATGTAATCTCTTTGTGTGTTTATTCTTTTTAGAATCTCCACAAATAGGACAACGAGCCGCTAAATCATTATTCGTTTCTTTCCCAATGTTTTCAGTTCCTACCGATAACTTAAAATATTTTATGGATAACCTATCTAACATTTCAATCCTTCAACCCTTCATTATAATTTTCATGAATAATAATTACCAATTAAAATCGTCTGCAGTTAATTCGTGATTAATTTTAAAAACGTTTGGTAACGTCAATAAAATATTATCTAATCTATACTTACGTAAGTATTCTTCAAATTTAACACTATTATAATTAATTGGAGCTTCTTTAAATTTAATGATTATTTCATCAGCGATATACTTAGGAATACCTTCTTCCATAACTAACGTGAAATTTCTATCAAAATGTTGTTTATATAATGGATGGGTTTCAAGAAAATTATTTAATGACCCATGTTTTTTAATATTTTTATCCAACGTTGATGACCCAAAACTCATATCTTTATATATATCTTTAATTCCAAGGTTTTCACCTTTACGATTAAATTTCCACTCATCAAAATTAATTAATAATTGTTTTTTAGTTTCAATATCTATATTAGAATGTTTAAACTCCAAAGGTGACAAAATATTTTCATAACCTTCCGTTATTAAATACTTGATAAATGAATCACTAAATTCTGTATGGTCAACTATCTTTGGCACATTATCTGAAGTATCGCCTAAACATACATGTTCCTGAACCCAATGATTCATATCAGTATATTTATTTTCAGGTAAAAGCCATTTTCTAGTCATTGGGCTGAATTGTTCAACAGTATCATTACCCCGTTGGGCTTGAATCATATCTTTATCAGGTGAATGAATCAGAATAGGTTCATATTTATTAAACTCTCTAGCTAAAATTAACATAATATCATCAGCTTCAGCTCTAGGAACATCAATAACTTTCCATTGTATTGTTTGTTACAGTTGTTCAATCAATTCATCTATTTCAACAAATACTTCGGTATAGTTAATATCAGACTTTTCTCTTCCTACTTGCCTATTAGCTTTGTAGTCATTATAAACATCTTTTCGCCAATATCCTCCGTCAGAATTATCGATACATATAACCATATCACGGAACTTACTCTTAAATTCCTGATGTATATCGAATAAATCTTCTATTATACAGTGTTTTGCATAATTAATGAAGTCTTGTGTGACATACATACCGTTTGTTTTCTTTGGTTTTAGTGTGGAGATTGCGTTGTATATCTTTCGATGAACAATTGAACTCATATCAATTAAAATCAATATAACCTCCTTTGAAAACAGGGGCTTATCACCCCCGATTTTTTATGGTTTACATAAGACCGTCAAGCAACGAATTTAAATCTTGTTCTTTATTTTCGGTCTTTGTTTCAGTCTTTGTTTCAGACTTTGTTTCAGACTTTTCAACTTGTGATTCTTGTGGAACTTCAGTAGTGGTTGATACGGCTGGTTGAACTGCGGGTTGAACTGCGGGTTGAACTGCGGGTTGAACTTCTGCAACAGTTTGTGTTACTTCAGCTGCTTCTGCAGCTAATGGTTGAACAGTTTCAACTTCTGAAAATGTAACCCATGCTTTTTTCTTAACTAATTCATCATATGATAAAAATGATTCAGGTTTGAGGAAATCTGATAACTTATAAGTATTTTCCTTAATGTCTGTTAGTGCCTCTTCAACTGAGTCATAAATACTTGTAACTTCACTAATTACTTCAGAAGCCTCATAGTTGATGATTCCGTTTGAACCTTTACTTGATGCCAACTTAAAGCTGTGACCACGAAGTGGGTTAAACAACTCTTTAGGTTCTGCACCTAAATCACGATCTTGATCAGAAGGATTCATAGCATGTTGAATTTTGTCTTTCATTGTAGCAGACATATCGAATAAGAAAATCTTACCTTCATTTTCTTTGTTTGCAGGGTCTTTTAAAACTTTGATGTTTGTGATGAAACGCTGTCCACGTCCAAATAGTTTCGAACCTTCTTTATCACCTGAATTCCAAAGTGTTTGCCATTCTTCTTGAAATGGGCATGGTTGTCCAATAGAACTTGGTGAATATTCAGAAACAAATCGTTTCTTACCATTTTTAGTAATAGTAGTTTGGATTTTGAAAAGTTTTTGGATGATTCCTTTTTCAGAATCAGGAAGGAAACGAATAATAGCTGCACCTTTACCAGTTTCTTTATCTTTGGCTAAAGTGTAAAATCTTTCGTCTTTTGCGAACTTGTTTGTTTTATCCGCGAATGGGTCAGCACCAATAGCTGCAACCATTGAACCGAAATCGAACATACTTGCATCTGTTGTGTTTGTCATAATTTGTTACTCCTAAAATAATCGAAAAAATAGAGTTTATAGTCTCGGGGACTTTATCGAAATACTATATATTGGTATCGAAAAATCAAATATCTATATGTTGTACTTTGATGTAATTATTATACGAAACTTTTATTTAAAACTTGCATAATCCTAAAAAAAAGTTTATAATAATAAATAGTTTTTTATATCCTAATTCCTTAAATAATTTTGTTGAATTGTTATAAAAAACATATAATTATTTATATTTTTGGAATTAGAATGTAAACTTTTGGGTTTCAGTGGAATAGAATATTCCCTTGAAATGTTATACCTTAACTGATAACATGATTTTAAATCCTTCAAGAGATTTATTAATCAAAATAATTCGGTATTGGTCAATTCTTGAGTTGTACTTAATCTGAACTTCATACGAACTAACAGGTAATGTTTTAAAATTCTCTACTGGAATCTTAACTTGGAACTCTTTGTTTGTATCTGCTGTTTTAACAACAGAATATGTGTGGCTTTTCGCATTAAATTTGTTGGTCGCACCCAAAGAAACCTTTATATCACCATCTTGCGATGTGATTAATACTTCACTTAAATCTTTAAACACACCAGTGGCTTGTTTAATCTTTTTAATATCATCCCCTTCTAAATCAAAAACCGCAACGCTTGGAGCTTGTTCAGTTTTATCAAATTGTTCTGGGTTGATATTGTAAGCTTCCATCAACATAAGATTATCAGTAATATATGATGATTCTGCTTCATCATTTTTAAAGTTCACTGTATTGTCTGAAATTTCAATTGTTCTATCATCACCAAACAGTTTAACCAATGATAAGAAATCAGATAATGAATCTTTAAATCCCATGTTTGGAAATTGGTCTTCGTCCAATTTAGATACATCTACTAAGATTTGCATATCACCTGCTTCTGAAACTGCAACAGTCTGAGGGTATTTCAGAATTGCCGAGTTTGTTACTGCATTAACTTGTGTTAATACGTCAACCATATTTTTATTAAACATTCATTTTCCTTCTTTTTATTAAAATTGTATTTTTATTTAAAACTTGGTATAACCAAATCTAAATAGCCCATTCAGGGTCTTCATTACATAATCGGTTAATATAATATTTGAAATATTTACTACTTTTAAAGTTTCGAACAGGTGTGCCATTCTTAATTTTTCTTAAAAAGTTTTCATACATGGCGTCATCCTTTTCATCAAATAAATCATTATCATCAACATTAAATGAGTTGGATTCTGATACAGCAACGTAACGGTTTCCACCAATATGTACTACAGGTACAACACTTTCACTGCAAATGCCATATTTCAATAGTTCATGTTTCATTTAAATCCTTATAGCCTATTTAAGGACTAATTTTAGACGGCTTTTGTAATACCGTAAAGGAAAAATCCGATTGAATTGAAATATTCGTGTGCTGTTTTTGGAACTCGAATAAACCCACTTTCCGTTGATTTAAAAATGGTTGAACCACCGCCACTTAAGAAAATGAAGTCACATTTATCAATGATATCCCCATAACGTTTCTCAATTAATTTTAGCAGATCATTAAGATATCCCTTTTTAATTTCATCAACATAAGCCTTAAATTCGTGCTTTTGTCCACGAAGTTTATAAACACCTGTGTTAATGATATTTTTAGCTTCTTGTAATGTGATGTCTCTACCATGAAGTTCTTTTACTTTTTTCGCTACTTTAGTCGCAATTTTCATAATTCCTTCACGTTCAACACCTTCAAAAAGGTTAGCTGATGATTTACCATTTACAACCATGAACATATCAAGAGTATTAAATCCAATATCACATCCAACAAATGTTGTTTTATCCATAAATTCTGTTTGAATTTCAGGGAAGTTTGAACCGTATTTGTCAATTGTAAATTTTGAACCTGCTCCTTGTGGTAAAACAGATACGTTTTCAAACGTCATTTTTTCACCATTTACTTCAAAATTCTTTAAAGCATCTTGAAAGTGCCCGGAATTTTCGATTTGTGATTTTGATAAACCAGAAACGATAATATCAGGGGTTCCTTCAATTAATCCCAAAGTATGAAACAAAAATAATGGAGCAAAATACTCTAAATTCGCATACTCCGTAATATCGATTAAATTTTCAAATGGTAGGTGTTCAGCATTCTCGCCAACATGATAACTATGACCTTTGAAATCATAAATTCTTGGGTCAGGGATATGGGGGTTTCTTTTTGTAACACCAATCATTGAAGGGAATTTCATTTTTTTGATGATTGTACCATCGGATGTTCCCCATACAATTTTTACGTCACCATAACCGATGTCGCAACTTAATATGTGTTTCATTTTTTCTCCTTCTCGTTATTAATTATTCTTAATTCTTAAAATGTATTGTATTGTATTTTTATTTAAAAGTTGCTTAAACCTTGATTAAACTTTGATTAAATATCAAAGTTTTTTAAATCATCTGAAATTTTAACTGGTCGTTCTCGTTGTTCAATTACAGGTTTATCAACAACTTCATGTGTTTCCTCGAAAGAATCATATGGGGTTGTATCCAGCGTTTGAGGTTTCTTTTTGGTGGATAAAAGACTTTCAGAACTTTGATGTTGAGATTTGGTAGGGTTCTTTGACTTTTCCTTAGATTCTTTCTTAGGTGTTTTTGATTCATCATATTGAACCATTGATGTTCCATCACTAAAGTCAATGTTTAGTTTATCAATATCTTTTGAACATTCTATTAATAGTTTGAATGCCATTTATACTCCTTAATCTCCTTAATCTTATTACACGAACCACTTCGGGAATATATATATACCTAAATTCTTCCAATGTGTGCTGATTTATTAAAATCATTTATAATATGACCTAATGTTAGCTCGAAACTACACCCATTATATCTTTGCAACTCAGTGTCTTCAATAAAATTAAGAGTGTCCGAATCAAAGACTCCTTTATAAATTTTATATCTCATTATCTGTACTCATTCCTTTAAAATTCTTCAATTGTCATTTCTTTAGGTATTTCTTTTGTTTTCCTATCCTTAATATCAGGTATAACAGGCATAGTGTCATCTAACTCCTCTGTTTTTTCTAGTTCTTTTGGTTCATCAGATATTGATGTTGTTTCATAATTCATATCATCATATGAGTAACCATTTGAAACACTATCAGAAACACTATCTGATGAAGTTTCCGAAGGGATATTTTCATTGGTAATTTCTTTAGATTCACCATCAACAAACGAAATATCAATCTTGATATTTTTAATTTTTTGACCTTGTGGTAAGTCAGTTATTGTAAAATTCATATTTTTCCTTATAATTCAGCCACTTGGAATGAAATATCTTCGTGTTTAAACTTTTTGATTGCTTGTGTAATTGCATTACGTACTTCATCACGTTTTTGTCTATCATAGAATTCTAGTTTTGCTGAACCAAATTTACCAACCATAACAATATTGAAATTACCAATTGCTTGACTTTCACCATTACGGTTAGTGTCCAAATATAATCCTTCAACATCATTAACATCAATAGTTTTATTTCTCAATAAATTCCAATATGGAGAAAATGTGATGATACCTAAAAGACTATTTTCAACATCACTTCTAGGTATTGTGATTTCTCCATTTTTCATGTTGATCGTATATGAACTATTTTTAAAATAATGTACACCCATTAAAACAATGTTAAAATAAAAAATACTTTTAATAACTGAAAATAGTCGTTCATTTGATACTTCATTAATAGTTAACACGATAAAAGTAAACACAAAAAATACAAATGAAGATATAGCAAATGTTCTAGTTGCAAAGATAAGTGACATCCAAACATCTTTAATTTTGTAAATATGATTCATATTATCCAACCTTTTTCGTTTAGCTATATTCTTTAGCTTTCAATATCTGAATCATTAACATATGGTTCAACATCAACAGGTAATGCTAATTTAATTCTAGTCAAAAATCTATCCAGTAATAAGTGAAATTAATTCGATTACTGAAGCCCCAATAATTAAGAACCCTAACCCAGTGAAAACAATAACAAACATCATAAATGCAAAAAAATTAAATTTATGATTTAAACAACCTTTTACATTTTTCATTAAAAATTCTTAATCCTTTATAATAAACATATTATACACTATTATAATAAACATATTATACACTATTATAATAAAGGATGCAAGTATTATTTTTAAGTTATTAATCGTTTATTAATATTCCGACAACTTCATGTTAATTATACCATAACAAAAACATATTGTTTCTAATATATGACTTAATTCTTTACAAATTAAGTTATTATAAGATTCAACTGTTTTATCATGAATAGTTTCAGATAAAGTCATTTCATCCATTAATTGTGATATTTCGGTTATTGACCATGAATGAGTTTTTAATCTAAGTGATTTTTTGAGTTTTGTATATTTTTTGAAGTTATCTGCAAGAAATTCTTGAATATGCATCAATTCATCGAATGATTTTTGTTCATGTTTTGATGTATTCATGATGTAATCTAAACAGTATAATTTTATATCTCTAAGGAATTCATCTTGAACAATATCTTCACTATAATCAAGCACTAAATTAGTGCTTGTTTTAATACCTGTTTTAATACCTGTTTTAATACTGGATTTTTTATGTTTAATAGTCATTTACTTCTTCTCGAAAATTCGTTCTGCCCATTCTGTAATTCTACCACGTACAACCTTATCCAACTCAGTACCAAAAACAGTAACCTCATTCGATTCTTCTTTGGACACTTCAATTAACGTGCTTAATCCGTTGGTGTATTTGTTGATATAAGGATGGTCAATCTGTCTATTTGAACCAATGCAAACTACTTTGGAATCTTCATCAGTTCTTGACAACACAGTTTGCAAAGAACTTTTCGCAAAATTCTGTACTTCATCAACAATAATAAACGCATTTCTTACTGTTCTTCCACGAATTTCACCATTCCACATTGTAGAAATGTTGTACTTGTTACACAATTCATTTACACGAGCATCAATATCAGATTGAGTTTGACCTGCATTTTTCTTATTCAAATCAACTTGAGATATAAAGTCCAAAGTATCATATAATGGATGATTATATATTTTAAATTTTTCTTCGTTTCCTGATAGAAATCCAACTGCTTCGGCTTTATCAACGGATTCTACGGAATTTCTAATGTAAATAATCTTATCATACTTACCCTGTTTAATCATTTTCATACCCGCAGAAACTGCCAATAAAGTTTTACCTGAATTATGTGATGAAATTCCATTAGCATAATATTGGTGTTTATATGTATTTACGGTTAAATCATACACGGTATTTTTACCAATATCAATTATATTTACAACTTTTATATAATTATTATCTGATATTACTAATGAATTTATTTCTAAACTAGACGCATAAGTCCAAATATTATTATTAGTTTCAAATAAATGATTTCTAGCTACTTTAAGTATTTCCCAATTTGAAAAATGTATTTCGATACATTCTTCTTCTTTTTGAAATACTTCAGTTACATCTTCAAATCCACTATCCGTATTAATTTTGCAATTATATTTTTGTAAATTTTTAATATCTATTTTCATAGTAATGCCTTTAATATATTAGAATCAAAACATTCAGTCGTACAAAAGCCATTATAATTTATTGTAATTCTATTCGAGTTGAATTTATTTAAAATATATTGTTCTTGATAGTAAGCATCTTGAATGGTTTCTAAGTCATTAATAAATTCAATATTGTAATTTAGATTATATTTTTCTTTAAATACGCTTAAATTAAATCTATCATTTATTGATCTACTAGTGATACCAATTTTCCAAAATTCAATTTCTTCATTATAGAAGTGAATATAATATAATTTACCAGGCAATGTCCTATCTAAATATTTACCAATACCTGAACTCTTTCTTCTATTAATGTCATCTATTTCAGCTTGAGGTTTACTCTTTAATGTGTTTTGCCATTTGGTCTGTCTTTGATGCCATATTTCAGTACCTTTAACTTCACCATATTTCTTAATACAATTGTCTAATGAAAATGTAGACTGTTTCTCTTTAAGTTTTAATTTAGATTCTTCTATTGAAAATCCTTTATCTAACCAATATTCAATCCTGTTTGGGTAGCCTTTAAGCTGTTGTATTTCGTCACTAGTGTATTTGTCAGATATTAATTTAGATCTATCACTCTGTTTTTTAGATATATTTTTTTGGGCTTCTATTTTAGTATAGCCTCTTCTTAACCAGAATTCGGTGTTCGGCCATTGATTACCAAAAAGCCTTTCTTTTTGTTTTGCTTTAGATTCTTCATTATTCCAACCTCGTATGGTCCAATATTTCAGGACACATGTATTTTTACCAAAACCAATTTCAGTTTTATTTTTGAAATTGGTGTTAATCATTAATGATTGAATATTCATGATTGTTTTTTGAAAATTACTTGGTTTGAAATTTGGATGGTCTTCTAAATTCAGGTTTTCAAAATAAATTTTATATTTTCTTAAAATTTTGATTTTTTGTAAAGAAAAGTCTATATCATTAAAGCCTAACCAATATTCTAGTTTCAAATATTTAGAAGTAAAGTTTTTATCAATAGCCAAAGCTGTACACGCCTGTTTTATATTTTTAGAATCAATGATTTTAATTTTAGCATAATTAATACTGTTTTTATCATACATTGCTAATTCACGACCGTTTTTCTTACTTAATACCCATTTCTTATTGCGAATAAATTTCAATTGTTTAGTTGTAATGTTGAGAAGTTTTAAAATTGATTCAGTTGAAATGTATTCTGGTTTTGATTCTATTTCAATCGTTGTACCTTCTAAACAACAACCTGCCAGGGCATTAATAATACAAACGTCAATATCTGTATCTAACATTCCAGCTACTGCGAACCGTTGACCAATATTTAATGGTTTAACTGCCAATCCATTAAATAAATCATCCTTAATTAATCGAATTTTACCATCAATGATATAAGCAATACGTGAATTGCCATCTACTGATTTAATACAGTAACAATAATTTTCAGGCTTATAGTCTTTATCATAATCTTCTATAAACTTATCTTGCAATCCATTGAAAAGTGAACTACTAATTGTAATAGTTTTCACATATTCGGTATCAAGTGTTTCAAGTGTATTATTTTGAAGTTTTGTTGTGTTTAAATTTTCACTTATTGCTAATGTTCTGCACAAAATATCATTTGAAACGAATTTAAAAGTTTTGATGTCTTCAAGAAGTTTTGATGTTGTACATGCTTTACATGTCTCTATAATTTTGTAATCGTTTGTTATCGATGAATCACTGAATTTCTTCATTCTCACAAGTGCAATGTTTAGTTCATCCTTTCGGATAAATGATATAATTAATTTTTCATCTTCAACCGATTTAACAATCTCCATATCAGATAAAAGCCTTGCGAATTCCCTTGATT